GGTAAATGGTAACGGTTTCTATTATGGTAAACTCATGGTGAGTTATTTACCGTTCTCGCTTCAAGACAATAGGACGAATACAGCAGAGACTGTTCCTTTAAATAGGATTACGATGTCTCAGCTTCCTAAGGTGTTTATAGACCCTACGACGAGTGACAGTGCTACTATGGTTCTCCCGTTCTTTTATCCTATGGATTATGTAGATCTATTGAACGGATCAGTTAATAGGAGTCTTGGAAGACTGCATTTTTACCAGATAGCGCAACTGCAACACGCTAATCAAGATATTGCCGTGACTGGAGCACAACTTACAGTCACTGTGTACGCGTGGTTTGAAGATGTCGAGTTGGCTGGTCCAATGCACTTAAATGCTACAGGCATTACCCCTCAGTCTAGCACAGAAAACGAAACGGTATCAAAGCCGGTCTCGCAAGCGTGTACTGCTGTTGCGAACGCAGCGCACCATTTGGCACCATTACCAGGGATAGGAAAATATGCATTGGCGATTGAAGAAGCAGCAAGAATGACTTCTACTGTCGCATCAGCATTGGGTTTTAGTTCTCCTTTGGATTGCGTGGAGCCTCACAGGTATCAACCGAGGTTCCTAGGAAACACATGCGTTGCAAATACCACTGACAGTTCTATGAGATTATCTTTGGACATTAAGCAGGATACGACTATTGATCCTACTACAGTTGGGCTTGGTTCGTCGGATGAGTTGGCATTTCAGAAGATAGCGAAGATTGAAACATTTCTAAATACCTTTCGTTGGACAACATCTCAACCTGCCGAGACCCTTCTTATGAACTATAGGGTAACTCCAATGCAGTATGGATCTTCTGGTTTGGGTATCGTGAACTATCCTACTGCGATGTGTGGGGTAGCCATTCCTTTCAATTATTGGAATGGATCTATAAAGTTTAAATTCCAAATCATTTGTTCTGCGAATCATAAAGGCCGTTTAGCTATCGTATATGATCCTTCTACGACACCAGATCCAGTTGGGTTAGAGAGTAACGTGGTGTACATGGAAATTGTTGATATATCGCAAAATAGAGAGTTCGAAATTGTGATCAATAACCACCAACCGCGTCAGTGGATTCGAATTCCTGATGATTGGTTTGGACTTATTCCCCCGCCCTTTAGTTCTTCCCGCTTTACTACAGTTGACGAGATATACAATGGTACTCTATCTGTACATGTTCTAAACAACTTAACATCACCCAGCAGTGATCCAGTGATTGGTGCTGCAATTGATATAGCGTGTTATGTGTCAGCAGGAGATGATTTCCAGGTCGCGAACCCGAGTGGGCGAATGTCTGGGTATCTTGACTACAATGGATCAGGTTCTGAGGGAATTGAGCCACAATCTGGCATGTCTGAAACTATGTCGTCAGATATAACTACTTCACATGATATGCCTATGGCTGATAAGCAGATGAGGGTCTACCAGGGTGAGAAAATCGAAAGTTTCCGTATGTTACTTAAACGATACAATGCCTACATGAGAGTAGTTGAAGAGGATCCGTTTATGATATGGACAGTTCTGCATCAAGGCTTTCCTGCTACTGCAGGAGGCTCACAAGGAATCCCAACAGGAGGTCCGTCAAATGTCGTCGGTTTTACGTTGATCCAGTATCTGATGGGTGCTTTTGCAGGTTGGAAGGGTTCCTTTAGGTGGAAAATCATTAGTGATGATACGTATGCAACTATCAATGCGTCTAGGTTCGATACCTCGAACTGGACAGCTGTTCCTTTCAAAAGTACTATTTTTGCAGGAACAACTGCTTTTGATGCAGCTAATGCAACTGCGGCTCTCACTAACAACGCCTTGATGAACGGCGCAGTTATGACACACACTTCGATAAACCCCGCGATCGAAGTTGAAATACCGTACTATTCACAGTACAAATTTGTAGCGGGAAAACCTCGTGCATTAAACGAAGCGTTTCTAGGAGCGTATGCACAGGAGTTGAGAGTAATGATGGAAAGACGCTTCCCACTTGGGAGTGTCGCCACCTCGGAAACTTATTATGTTTCAGCAGGTGAAGATTTCACGTGTTACTTCTTTACAGGATGGGTTCCGTTGACTATGTTCACGGTCCCGCCACCCTAAGAAG